CAGATAATTACCGAAATAATTATAAATATAGTACAAAATCAATTTTAGAAAATACAAAAAAAGAATGTATTAAAATAATTATTCCTTCCCTATATTTTGATTTTTATCATCCATATTTAATATATATAGATGGAAAAACAAAACCATTTGATTATCATGATAAAAATATATTAAAAGTATATATTGAAAATAAAAAAAATAATATTACAAATATTCATCAATTAATTACAAATGTAACTGATAAATATTCAAATATAGTATCATGTAATAATGAATCTGATGATGAATATTTAAATAATTTATTTTATAAAAACATATCAAATTTAATGAAACGTGAAAATAATTATTATGAATATAAATTTTTAGAAAATATCCACTTTGTTTATTCTTCAAATTTTATTACTGATAAATATAAGGAAAAACTCTTATTTTATACAATGAATCATCCAACTAAATATTTATTTGAATATATATCAAATAATATATTAAACATTTTAAAAATTAAAATAGAAGAATATCCAGAAAATCTTGATCCATTAAAATCATTAATTATGCCGGTTTATTCAACACTTCAAAAAAAAGTTTATTTTCAGGTAAATCATTACCAAAATTTCCAACATTATGATATGATATTTAATAATAGTAATATAATTAAACAATATGTAGAAGAATATGAAAATATGGATATTAATAAACTTATCCCCTACATAAATAATTAAGATTAATTTATTCTAATATAAGAGTGTGTGAAACCAGTTTGTTCCTTTATACAGAACAGCATGTATAAGTAACTCCAGTTTGTGGACTACCAACACATCCACCGGCTTGTTGATCATATTTACAAACATTATCTGTAAAATAATAATTATTTGTACCTAGATTACTTGCACAATAATTGCACATCCAAGAACATCCTGTACCAGAACTAACTGAAAAACTAATGCAGTTATTTTGAGGAGTAATTGTAGCTTTATTATTGCAGGTTGATGGAACATTATAAGGAGCATTTACAGAAAATGCGGTGGTTGCTGATATTAACATAATAAATAAGATATTTGTAATAAACTTCATATGATATATAATATAATATAATTTATTTTTAAATATAAAAAAATAAAAAAGGAGGGTTTATAAGGATGCGCGAAGCCAGTTAGTATCCTTATTTAGAAACTTTTCGTAAATTTAAATTTTTTGGTTCTTAAATATAATGAATCTTCTTGATTATCTAAGTAATGTTCAAGAGGAACATATAAAAACTCTTTTAGTGAAGAACTGCTCCATAAAATATCTATATTATCAATTCGATTATTTATAAAAATAGTGTATAATATATTCTTTACAGGAACGTCATACTTCTTACTAACTTCAATTACATTAATATCTTTTTCCTTTATTTTTTGTATGATATATTTCTTTACATTTTCTTCTATATAAGATCTTATAATATCACATTTTACTATATCATCTTTTTTCATGTTTATATGGTATTTAAATTTTGATAAGTCAATTTTTAATTTTAAATTCTTATCTTCATCATTATCAATTAAAAAAAGACCATCTATAGTTATATAGACTGTAATATATTTTTCGAAATCTTTAAAAGATTCCATTTCTATTCATTTATAAGAAAAAATTTTTGATTTATAATCCACTTGGATATTTTACTCTACACGGGAATTGAACCCATCCTAACAGCTACCTTAAGTTCAATCTTTGTGAACATATAAGACTGGTGTGCGAACCGATACACTAGTAGAGCACATTATATTATAAGATCTAAAAAACTATGGAAAAATATTATTCAATTTTTTTTTATAAGAGATATAAAGAAAATAATAGGAAGGGCTAGAGGAATATTAATCCAGGATGGATAATACTAGGATTAAAGTTAAGGAGGGGGGGCTAGAGGAAACCTTGGTTCCCCTTACAGATACCAAAAGTTTTTCTATGATAATCCGATATACCATATTTTTTAATAGCTTCAATGTGTTTTTCTGTACCATACCCACTATTATTAAGTAGATCATATTTATTTAGATCAGGATATTGTTCAACTATATCAATAATATATTTATCTTTAGCACATTTTGCTAAAATAGATGCAGCTGCAATAGACATATAAGTATTATCTCCTTCTACTACACATTCATGTGGTATCATTTCTCCTTCAGAATCTCGATATATTTTAAATCTATCACCATCTACTAATATTTTATCAGGTTTTATTTGAAGTCCATCAACAACTTCATGCATTCCTTTCATTGTAGCTGCTAAAATATTATGTTTATCAATATAATTACTATCTTTATAAACTATAGAATAATCAATTGCAACATTTTCTATAAATTGGCGCGCTATTTCCTTTCTTTTATCACTCATTTTCTTAGAATCTTTTATAATAATATCTTCTTCTTCACATAATTCGAGAATATTATTAGGTAAAATAACACCGGCTATATACACGCGGCCAAATAAACATCCTCGTCCCGCTTCATCAATACCAACTTCTATCTTATTTTCATTTTGAAAAGGAAGCAACTTATTTTTATATGACATATATTATTCATATATTATTCGTATCGTTTTTAAGTAATGTGAATAAAAAATTTCTTTATAAAGAATCACAACATCCATCAATACAATTATTAGGGCTACATTCACTATCTTTGGTGCAGCTTTTTTGTAAACCACATGGTAAACATTTATTATATATGCATAAACTTTGTTTATTTCCGTTGCAAAAATCATTTCCAAAACACCTCTTTTGTTCAAATGATTCGTATGTTGTATAATATTCATTATATATAAATAAAATTAAAAATAATATAATAAGTAATAGAATAAAATATAGCATTATACTATATAATTATAAAAAAATTGATTATAATTATATAATAAATTATTTATTATTATGTTTATTTAAATCCATAAAAAATATGTATCATTCTTCCGAATATGATACAAATGAAACATCTGAAATTTTAAATAAAACAGTTAATATGTACATTAACCTCGAAAATCAAGATGAATCATTATTAAAAAAAAGAGAAAGATCAACATCTGATGACACTAAATATAAAGGATTATCAACAGCAGATACTATTAAGAAAAAGAAGGATGGAGAAAATCCTGTAATAAAGCCTTCCGTAGTAATTCCTGATTCTAAGAAAACTACATTTGAGAAAGATATCCTTGAATCTCCTAATGTAGAAGGATTCTTTATATGCCCATCATGTGATTTTGTTGAAAATATTAAAAAGATGAGTCAAAAGTGTGACTTTTGTGATTTACTTAATGAAATTGCAGACGATTCTATAAAAATTAAAAAATTAAGGTTAATTATTCAATCTGAAAAAACTTTTGAAAAAAAATCAAAAAATGAATTTGAAAATTTAATTATATATATTGCAACTCTATTTAATCAAAATAGTACAATTTATCCATATTATATTTCAAATCTTTTTCTAGATATATTAAATAATAATTTTGTATCATTTAATGAATATTTTAGACAAAATATTATTAAAAACGATCTTAATTTCAAATTATCAATTGGTTCTAAATATCATTTTATTTTTTTAGATTTATTAATTTTGTATTATCTAAAAAAAGGATGGGGATGGAATGTAACTAATTTTCCAAAAGATGTTATTACAAGAAGAACCTATGTTTTAGAAAGAAAAAAATTATTGAATTATGAATATGACAAAAAAATAGAAATTATTAAAGAAGAGCTTTACATGTTAGAAAACTGGATTTTTAAATGAACTAAGTTGGAAACTAATAGCTTTACTGACCTTCTCCTTTATATTTAATTTATAAATTCCTTCTTTTTTTAATATATTTATTTTAGAGTATCTGTAGGTGATAGAAAAATTTTTATAACATAAAATGATATAAAAATATAATTTTATTATAAATAAATGACATTTTATAATAAAATTAAAAATAGCGTTAATTGGATTTCTACAGGATTTCCTTCAAATCCGTCATGGGGTTGGAATAAAGCATCGCCTAAACAATCTCTTTATGAGATCGGCATGGCTCATACAGCAAATTCTTTCATGTTAAATCTAGTTGAGCTGGTTCATTGGGCTCCAATTATTCCAGCCTTTTTAATGGCCCAATCTATACTTAATAATAGTGATAAATGGACAAATTATTTTGATAATGATAAGCAAAGAACACTTTTATTTCTTCTTTCTCCAATAATCGCATTTTTCGGCGGTCTTCCAGGTATTATGATGCATACATATGAAGGTTGGCAAGTGGCTCCTTTTGATAGTCCATTGCGAGGAGACTTGCAAAATACAAATGTAGTTATTTCTGATAAAAACAATCAATGGCTAAGAATTGTGGCATATTTTTTCATTTTCAATATGCAATATATTGGATTACAAGCATTTTCATATGCTGTTTTGGGTCCAACTTATTTTTGGGGTTCCTTAAAATTTTTATCCATATTAGGATTCTTTATTGGTTATCTGGGCAATCAAGATTATAAAGCCACTTTTAATTTTAAATGGGCTCAGACAGCCGGTGGTTCAACATTTCCATTAGCTTGGTTTACATTAGTACCATTTATACTATCAGCAACATTAAATATGTATGCATTTACAGAATTAGGTGGTTTGGTATTTCCAGGTAAATTTACAATAATTAATTCTTTAGCCCCGCCATTCTTAATTGCATTAGGAGGTGTTATTGAAGGTTTATTTGCAGAAACAATATTCGATCAAAAAATACATGCATTTGCAGTAATTCTTTTTAATGCAGGATTTTGGCTAGAACTTAATATGATTACAAAAGGAGGCGGTATGCTTTAATATAAATTATAAAAAAATATATTAAAAAATTAATAAAAGTGCTCAAAGTAAGTTAGTTTCCTTATTATTTAGATAATTAAAAACTCTTCCATTCGCCAGTCTTCATGTTTACCATTAGGCATTGTTCTTCTAATAATAAAAGGCATTTTTCTTTCTTTTAATTCCTTATCAGCTATTTCTTGAATACTTTTCAAACCAGTAACATCAACACGCGGCTTAGCACCATAGGCAAGCTGTTGCAAACGAACCCCAATAATACGCGCTTTTTCAAATTTTGTTAAAAAAGGAACCGATTTTTTAGGAGTTTTTTGAATATTATCAACAACATCCTTAAAAGTAACTAATTTAAAATCATTATTTCCTTCTCCACCATTTTCTTCCTCAAATTCTTCATCTCCTTCTTCATTATCATCATCTAAATAATCGTCGTTACTAATTTCATTATCAATATCAAAATCAGCTTCATTATTCATTTTGTATATGTATATTATAAATATATCTTTTTATATTTATAATCATTTTTTTATAATTTTATAAAAAAAAGATAAAAAAATAAAAGAGGATTGATCTAAAGGGAAACTTCTAAGAATATTTCCATTCTGTATTACAATTAACACATACATATGTTAATTTAAGAGTAACTGGATTCTGAACAAAAACAGCTTCCTGTAATTCCGGATTTTTAACGCTGCTACAATCTTTATTCGGGCATTTTTTATGAGTTGTTCTTGGAATCGAACAATCATAGATTAAATATTTGTTATTATCACTTGACAAAACCTCTCTATTTTTATAAAATTTCTTTTCAATAACTGATTCATTATATTGTTCTTTAAATCCACAATCAACGCATTTGTTCCATAGAGATCCATCTTCTTCTATAGGAAATAATTTGTTCTCACACTCTTTGCAAAACTCCATATTATTAATATAATAGTATACTATTATATTAATCTATTTAAATCAATTTTATTTAATTCTTTTAAAAAATACTTCCCGCTATTTTCTTAAAAAAAGATCGGTTAGATCTATCTTCTAATTTCGTGTGTATTTCTGTATCAGGACGTCCATTTACTTCCAAAACTTTTGAATAATTTTTATCATAATGAACTGTAACATCTTTTGATAAATAGTCAATTCCAGAACAAGTTATACCAAGAGCTTGATTAACTTTTATAAACATTTCGATATTTTCAACTGGAACTTTATTTAAATCAACTTTTGAAATAATTGCACCATTATGCATATTAATAATATCAGTTATAAATATTTTTAAGCCTTTTCTAGGGGTATCAGATAATTTATAACCTTGTTTCTTTAAATAATTTTCACTAATATTTTTTGTTTTAAATAATTTTTTCTTAATTTGATCTTTATTTCTCATATCAATTAGTTCTTGAATTGTATTTACACCATTTGTAATAATATAAGGCTTTTCACGTTTAACAATATCAATTACTTGATTATTAAAAACGAATATACGATAAACATCACCTTCTATTTGTTCTTCTAACATAATATTTCTATATCTTTTCTTATTTCGAAAATATTCTAAAGTATTTGTTAATTCTTCAACATTTTCAATATTTGTAATCACATCAATTCCAAAAGTTCCATCAATTGGTTTTAAAACAATTGGAAATGTAATATTATTTTCATTCATTTTAATTAATACTTGAGCTTCGTCTTGTTTTATATTAATTACTGAAAATTTTGGTACAGGTATATTATGTTTATTTAATATTTGAGAAGTTGTTGTTTTATTAACAGTTAATTTTGTTCCTTCAGGTGTATTAAAATGGTTTATATAAGATTTTTTTATGCAATTATTATTTGCATCACAAAATATAATTTCTTTATTTTTTTTATCTAGTTTATAATTATTTTGTTGAAGTTGTTCATAAAAATCATCTGTAATAAGACCAGTATATTTTTCTAAAATATTATTTTTTAAATATTTATTTATAAGATAAAATAATATTATTAAAACAAAAAAAACTAAACTATGTTTAAAAATTTGTTTAATCATATAATAATATATAATAATATAATAAAAAAATATTATTTAATATTAGTATTATGTCACAAATAGAACAAAAAATTAAACATAATCTTTTATCTGGGAAACCTCCTACAAATGAAAATATGAATATTTTATTAGAAGAAGGAAATCTTAATTCTCTTATAAACAATCTTCGTGGAAATAGTCTTAATATATTTTTAAATGCTTTAAAAAAACAAGAAGAAAAATTATCTAATAATAAATCTAAAAAAACAAGTGAGAAGAATATGATAAGTTTATTTTTAGAAGTTTGTAAAGATGGAAAAATTGAAGAATTAATAGCTTTTTTAAAAGCTAAATATTCTAATGGAAGCCCATTAATTGATATTAATAATAATGAAGATAAATATGGAAATAATGGTTTAATCTATGCTATTTCATATGAACAAAGTGAATGTGTTAAAATTTTATTAGCTTATCCTAATATTGATGTAAATAGAAAAAATATTTTAAATAATACACCATTAATAATAGCATCTTCTAAACCAAATACTTATATTTTAAATATGTTATTAAAAAAAAAAAATATTATGATTAATGAAATTAATAATGATGGAGATTCTGCAATATTAATAGCTGCAAAAAGAAATTTAAAAGATAATGTAAAAATATTATTAGAAAATAATGCAGATTTTTTAGTTAAAAATAAAAATGGGGAAACTTGTATTTTTTATAATAATGAATGTACATCTATTATTAAAAACTATTTATTTAAAATTCTAAGTGAATATAATATATTTGAAAGATATTTTAAGGAATACAGTAATAAATATCCTCTTCTTAATAAAAATTTACTTTATACAAAATTTATAAAAAAAAGTATTAAAAATAAATTTATTGATAAGAGTTTTTTAAAAAAAAATATAAAAATTATTATCCAGTTATTTAAACAATCTTATACTCGTAATGTTAATAAAAATATTATAAAAAATTATATTGAATTTATAAAAATATTATATACTTATTCATATCCAGAAAATTTAAATAAATTAAATAATAATATAAAAATATTAAAAGAAAATTTAAATTCTGAGATAACAGCAAGTTCATATAGAAGAATAGCTCCTAGTAAATCTGAACTAACTATAAATATTTCACATATTGAATCTCCTACTACGCCCTTAAAAAAAATAATAAATAAAGTACTTCCAAATAAACTTTCAAAAAAGATAAGTAGAGAACCAATTTTTTCTCCTACTTCTCTCACTAGTTCATCTCCAAAAACAGTTTTAAGTAGATCTCCCGTTTCTTCAAATATAAGTCAACTTTCACCTTCTAAACAAGTTTTAAGTAGATCTCCCGTTTCTTCAAATATAAGTCAACTTTCACCTTCTAAACAAGTTTTAAGTAGATCTCCAGTTTCTTCAAATATAAGTCAACTTTCACCTTCTAAACAAGTTTTAAGTAGATCTCCAGTTTCTTCA